CTTCCAGCATTCGGTGAGGTACATGATCAGAAGACGGGTAGGTTCACAAAGTATAGTCCTACGAAGATCACACATGAGCTTCAGAATACTGTTCTTGATTATGTGAGTAATCCTCCAAGATTGCCTACAGGAGAAACAGAGTTCCTTACACTGCTCGCCTATCGTCAGGCAGGTAAATCGCTGTCCATAGAGTACGCTATGTACTGCAAGGCCGCGTACATCCCGGGCTGGGATCACATTTGTATTGCGGATAATAGAGATCGTGCGGATTATTTGCACAAGAGGGTCCACCATTTGCATCAAAGGTGGCCGGAACAGATCAGATCTAAGACTATTGCGGGCCGAGAGAGCCGCCAATTGACCTTCAACGGGCTCCAAGGGGGGAAGATGCGTATCCTCTCCGCAGAATCTGGGGCTGTAGGTGTTGGTCAGTCACCTGATTCCTTCCACGCAAGCGAGTGNCACCTCTGGTCAGACTTCAATGGGTCTATGTTCCTCATCAACCCGTCGCTTATTAACAGGCAAGAGGCTCTAGTTATCTTTGAGGCTACCCCTTGGGAGCAGAATTGTGCTTGGCATGAGCACTATGTGATGGCAAAGGCGGGCTCTGGTAGACATAGGGCTGTATTTTTTCCGTTTTGGGACGGCAAACTCAACGTCAGACCAGTCACAAAGGACTTTATACCTACGAATGAGGAGATTGAACTTCTAAATAGGTACCAAGCAGACGGATTAGCAGCAGAAAACCTAGCATTCCGCCGTTTCATCATGGATACCGACCCAGAAGTACGGAAAAATCCCGAGATGTTCGGGGTAATGTACCCATTCGACGACATGACGTGCTGGATTGCGGCCACAAACGCGGCAATACCCAACCGGGCCCTTGAAAAGCACCTAAAACAGGTGCATATCGAGTGGACTGGGCCATATGCGGAGTATGAACCGCCAGAAATGGGGGCAATCTACGCAATCGGGGTCGATCCCTGCGGTTATGCGGCTCGAGACCATGCTTCTTTCCAAGTATTGAAGTGTTGGGACGGAGAATGGACGCAAGTTGCTGTATATGCAGAGCATGTAGACCCATTATCCTTCACAAACCAGATTATTCGGACAGCAAAGCGATATAATAACGCTCGGATCTGTGTTGAGTCAAATGGGGTCGGGCAAGCCGTTATTGCCCTATTGAATGAGCGAGAATACTCGAATCTCTTCTATGAGGCCAAATTTAAGGCAGGATTCACCTCAACAGCGAAGTCTTTGGATAAAGCAACGGGTTGGTTGATCGAAGGGCTCCTAGATGAGCTAGTATTCAACGATAAGGACACCGTTGCCCAGATGCAGACATATAAGAATGATAAGAGCGTCGAAGAGGGTGCTTCTTCTGAGGTTTTACGGGGCGGTTCTTCTAATAAACGTCGTGATCGACATCACTGGGATAAAGTATCTGCCTTGATAATGGCTGTAGTATGCGCTAGGGATCTTCCTGTAAGAACCAAACCGGGTGCAGAGAAAAAAGAAAAAGACTCGAACATCGTGATGTTTTCTGGTATGAGTTATGAGGAACAAGAAAAATACCGCGAAGCACTCAAATCGGATATTACTCCTACTAGGAAGAAACCCGCGTATCGCTCAATCAGGAGGAGAAAGTAATGCCAGGATATCTCAGTGATCTAAGAAAAGGTGCGGCAAGAAGTGCCCTACAGAAACACGATATGCCTTTAGACCCAATGCGTTCGGCTACCCCACCTGTTGAGGATCGAGCAAGGGTAGCAGATATCCTCAACAGGCTTCCCGATGGCTGGAATGATGCAAGCCCAGAGTATCAAGCGTTAGATGCTGAAGAAAGGAGAATTATCGCAGGTCGCCGGCCTAGCCTCCCTGGAGAGAGGCATAATACTCCTCCGCCGAACTTAGTTTCAGAGCCTACTCTAGAACCTATCCGCTCGCCCCCCAACACACCCCAACGCGCAGCACCCCAACGCGCCCAAACTGTGGAGGCCCAACCAGCAAGGCGGGCTCGCCCCCAACCTCCCCGCTCGAGCGTTGGTACATGGAATAAGGTCGAGGAATAGGAATTGCCATCAGTCCCCGAAGGTGTGCCACTTACGCTTGAGCAACTCCGCAGGAGTGCAATCGCGAAGATACGTCTCCGGGCTCTAGAGCAAGCACAGGCACAGGCACAAGGGAATCCAATTTCAGACAATACGAATGCTGCACAAGAAGGCACCGCAGCACCACTTCAGATAGACCCTACTCCCCCGGCCGCTCCTGGGCAACCGATGGGAGAACCCGAGGAAGGACCACTTCCCCCTAGACCATCACTGGCCCCAAACCAGAAGGATAAATTATGGCGTTAACTAAGCAGCAGATCAGAGGACTCATAGAAACCCACAGGGCTAAAGCCCACATCGATCAGAAAGAGTGGGATAAGGTGAGGAGTTGGTACACCAGTAAAGCCTGGGGTTCTGCTGATGATATTGATCGGGATGAATTAGTCATGGAGACTAACTACCCCTATGCTTTCGTTGATACGATGGTTGCTAATATCTGTCCTAATAATCCTGAGGTTACGGTAAACGCCAGGAAGAAGCAGCTACATGAGGCCGCAAAGTATAGAGAAGCTCTCGTCAACGACACTTTCAATCGTATCGCTGGGCACCGCGTTCTCTGGCGGGCAGCTACCATGGCTGCTGTTTACCCGAGGTCTTTCGTAAAGACCGTTTGGAATTTCCGTAAACGCTCTCCTGACTTCCTCGTTATTGATCCAAGATACGTTTGGTATGATATGAGTGTCATGCGTTGGGAAGATATCAGGTATCTTGTAGAAGTCACAGTCCTTACCCGTGAGGACTTTAACTCACGGACTCAAGGTAAAGGTAAGGAAGATCGAGCATATAACCCAGAAATAGCTAAGAGCGCACAATTTGGGTCATTCCCGGAATGGTTGAAAGACCAGCACTCAGATAAATCCCTCCTAAATGATTCCTCAAAGGAAGTATTCGAGTGGGTAACTGTTTATGAAGTATATGATTTCTCCGGAGATGGTGCCTATTACCACTACCTTGAGGACCAAGAGGAGCCCCTTTTCGGTGGAGAACTACCTTACCGCTTTGTTCGTAATCCTTTTTACAGGCTTACTTTCAACGACAACCTTTCTGATATCGGTGGTCTGTCTGATGTATCTCTTATTGCTCCTGTTCTGGAGAGATTGAACGAGCTTGATACTCTTATGCTCTGGTTTGCCCAGACCAGTATCCCGATTACCCTGCTCAACTCTGGGCTTTGCGATAACCCAGAGAGAGTCAGGTCCCAGCTTAGAGACGCCACAACCCCGGGCTCTATCGTTGAGATAGCAGGGAAAGCGAATGCCTCGATTAGCGATATCATCGGCCATACCCAGACTCCAACCCTCAACCCGGAGTTTGTAGCGGCTAGGGATAGATGTATCCAGGTAATCGAATTCATCCTGGGCATCCCGCAGTACTCTCGTGGTGCGGTTGGAGTAGCTGACGTAGCTACGGAAGTAGCTCTCGCAGATACCGCGACAAGAACTAGGAATGGTCGACGCCAGAAAGAGGTCTACGACCTCATCGGTTGGGAGTCACAAGCCATCATTGGGCTCTATGAAGAATTCCTTGCGGATGATGAAATCCTACCCGTTAGGCTTCTTTCAAATCCCCAAGTACTCGAGATCACTAGACAATCTATGCAGGCAAGAGATATCCTCGCGGCCCAGGGTGAGGAACCATTAGAATATGACTACATGGCAGTACCTTATTCTCCAACAGAAAATAACAAACTAGTTCAGCTTAAGAACGTCCAGCAGTTCTTCCCATTGCTTTCACAGGCTCCAAATGTGGATCAACAGGGACTTGTAAGGAAGCTCCTTGAGTTATTACAGATGGAAGATATCCTAAAAGATGAGCAACAACTTAAAGCTGAAGCAGAGATGGCCCAGGCAGAAGCGCAGCAGGCACAGGCAGCTTTGCAAACTCCAGGCCCTCAACAAGGGCAGGATACGATTGCAACAGGGGCGCTTCCAGAAGGCGCAGAAGTCCCGATCCCACCGATGGGAGTCGGAGGAGAAGGGCACCCTGCTCCGATGCCAGGATAATTCCTTACTTACCCCAACTAAGAGAGAAGAATGCCAACATATACTGGAAGATGTGAAGTCCATGGAGAGAGGACATATTTCCTCACCATGCAGGCTTACCTAGAACAAGGATTGATGTGTGATGAGTGCGGACAGAGGGCCGAGACTGTCATACAAGCAGTTAGGACAATCGGACCTAGTGAAGACCACCCGCTAGTAATCGAACAAATCGGTCGAAAGTTTACAAGTAAGTCTCAAATGGATAAATATTTCAAGGAGCATCCAGAACGTGCTATTGTAGCTACGAATGATTCTTCATTTATTAAGCATAGAGATTTAGCGCATGAAAAGGCGGATAACCTAGCTAAAAAACTGGGTTTTACTGACCATGCGGANAGGAAGAGTAAGACAAAGATAAGAAAAGCAAACGAAGCGCGTTGTAAGAATGAGGGCGCTAAGGTACAAGTCTGAAAAAAATAGTTGACTGATGACTACCATTTAGGTAGAAACTTAGTAACCTGGAGAAAAATAATGGCCGGATTCCCCTTTGAGAAAGACGATGAAGAAAAAGAAGAGACAGAGGTACTTGACGAAGGAGCAATGGACGAAGCTCTTGAAGAGCCTTCCGAAGGCGATGCCGATATCGAAGTCACAGAAATCGCAATCGATGCCGGACCAGCCTCTCTCGAATCAGGAGCCCAAGAGCTCGCTGATGGTTGGCAACCAACTACACCAGAAGGTGAACAATATAAACAAGAGCTTCAAGACCTCTTAGGACAATTCAGTTCTGAAGAAGAGGAAGAAGGAGATCTCGAGCCTGAAGGGTTCGGGTTCGATATCGGACTTATGGGTAAAGAAGCCGCTAAGCGAGCAATGAAATAATGTCAGAAGTCAGCGCCCCAACCGCCGTCTCTACACCAGCAGGAGGCGCAGAAACCGCCCCCGTTACCACAGAATCCCCTTCTACTTCCGGGCCCAGTCCTGTTGCTAACGTCGGATCAGCCTCCTCAGGCTCTGACGAGGGGTGGCCCGAAGTAGATTGGGACGGATGGGGTGGTAAGATTGATGACCTTCCCGAGCAATACCGGTCTGCTGCGACTGCCCTCAATAGTCGCTATGATTCAAAATACCAGGAACGTGCTTCAGAACTAGATAATCTTCGCGCAATGTATGCTGCAATGCTGAACGATGAAGAAGACCCTAGAATAGGCCAACTAACTGGTCAATTATCAGATCTCCAAACACAGTATGATGCGAAGGGAACGGAGTATGGGACTCTGGAGACTAGAAATAAGGAGCTTCAGAACCAACTATCGGCATATGAAAGGAATAACGCAACCACCTATGTGGAGAAATTCTGGGAAGAGCATGCTGAACTTTCTCAAGACACAGAAAAACTAAATCGTTTCGCAGAGTTCTTGACCGAAGGGGGCCCACACGGAGGTGCCTGGGACGCATACCTCGCTGTAAGGCTGATGGATATGCCCGAGGAAGTCCAGAAAATTGCTGTTGACGCCAAGAAAAACGGTGTCGCAGATGAATACGCATTTCAACTAGCAGAGGCACACGCTAAGTTGACGGAAGCTAGATCTCAACCTACTGAAGACCAAATGGTGGTCGCAGCAAAGTTAGTGGAGGAGCAAAAGAAAGCTAAAGCTCCACGAACTGCAGCGAAGATCACCAATGGTGCCGTCAGATCAGCGCAGCCCCAAGCGGCTAAGGCTGGTATGAAAGATGCTACTTCATTAGATGAGATGAGAACTCTCGCTGCTCGTCGTGCCTTAACTGTGCATGGTGGAGGCAGGGGATAACAACCGGGGAATTCTCCCCTTCACTACCTAATCCATAAGGAAAAATAACATGGCAATTAATCCTGATGTACTTGCAAGTGCCTTGCAAGACCTCGCCCCGGGTTACTCCGAGCTATTTACCCTCTGGCACCCCGTCATGGAGCGGGTAGTCAAGAAGGGTAATATAGATCGTGCGTCTCTCAAGGGTCCATATCGTGAGTTCGTCGTCGTAACAGACGGTCCTGGCTCCGTAACACAAGTTCTGACTGGTTCAGAAGTAATCGCTGGTGGACGTCGCCAGAACGCTCAAAGAGGTAACACATACGCACCGCGTATGATTTATGCATTTGACGTTCCTGGTAAGGACCTAGCAGAAGCCAATGGCGAGAATGATCTCGCTAAAATCATCAAGCGTTACCCAGAGCTCGCTCTGTCTGACTTCTACGAGCGTATCGCTCAGCAGGTAGTCTTAGGTACTGGTCTTGATGTTGGTGGTTTCATGACCCTAAACGGTGCAACTACATACAACCCACA